TCGAGGAAGTAAGTACTGACATCCAGTCTAAAGGCTGGTGGTTCAATCAACAAACAGGAAGCAACTACGACACTACTGCCAATGTTGTTATCTATCCGAGTAATACCACTAACGAGTGGGGTTCGGACATCCCAGAGGAAGCACGACGGTACATCACAATCCGTGCTTCTCGCATCGCACAAACACGCTTAATTGGCTCAGAAGAGCTACAAAAATTTAGTTATAACGAGGAGCTAGTAAGTCTAGCAATCCTCCAACAAGCTCACGTTCGTAACTCCAACGGAACCCTAGACTTTAACTCGTTCCCAGCGGAACTCAGAGGTCTTGGAATGGACGAGGTTATGTTCCTTCAAGGGAACGTGGAGGAGAAGATTGGAACCCTACGCCTCGGTGGTGAACTAGCTACCATCGCTAAGACTAAAGCTGAGACAGACCTCATAGCTGACCAAGAGGCACTGGTTGCCGCTCAAGTTCTCACGGAGGCTGAGAATACTTCTAAGGTAGCCGCTGAAACATCCCTCATTGGCGAGCAAGAAGACCTTGTAGAAGCTCAAGCTTTAGATGTAGCGGCTGATACTGCGCTTAAAGGACTCCAAGGTTCTCTTGTCGAAGCGCAAACTACAGACGTAGGGGCTGATACAACACTGAAGGGAAAACAAGGTTCTTTAGTTGATGCTCAAGCCGCCGACGTAGCAGCTGACACCACCCTCAAGGGTAAACAGGGCAGTCTTGTAGACGCTCAAGTTACAGATGTAGCCGCTGACACATCTCTCAAAGGTAAGCAAGAAGACCTTGTAGAAGCTCAAACCACAACCGAGGCTTCTCAGCAAGGTTCACTTGATGCTCAAGCTACAAAGTTCACAGGTGAAGGAACTTTAGCAACAAACCAAGCGGCATTAATCACTGCTCAGAAAGACCAATTAATTGCCCAGACTGCCATCGAAGTGACAGCCGAGAAAGCTTTCTACGATGGTGTTGTTGCGGGCACTCAGGATACCTACCGAGACTTTGCCGCAGAGATGCGTATCATGGGTGTTCAAGAGTCCACATTCCAACAGACCCCTGCTTACAAGAAGATAGAGATGCTGAAGGATGCCGCAAAGCTACGCCTAGTGACAGCCACGGAGACAGGAACATCAGCAGAACTCCTAGAGGTCAACAAGGTGATGCGCTTTATTGGTGAGCCTCCAGTGACAGCTCTTAACGACAACTCCTTGGCTTCTGAATGTGTTCGCCTACTGCGTGACACCGACACAGAGCTACAAGGACGTGGATGGTATTTCAACGTTGATGAAGATGGTGTAATTGTTCCTAAAGCACTCGGTGACACCCCACAGAAGTACCGTGAGTACCTCAGTGTTCGTGTAGCTATCTTATTGACCGAGCTATACCCACAGAGCGGTGTAGACATCCAGCGTCTTCCTAAGATGGAAGCAGAGCTACGGGCTTACTTTAAAGACCGTGAGTTTGATGATGCTAACTACTCCATATTTGACAGCTACGACGTAGCATCCAGAATTGGTATCAACCGTAACTACGACCTTACATAATGCCCTTAATTAATACAGCCGTTCCTAACCTTATCCAAGGTGTCTCTCAACAACCTGATGCCACTCGTTTTGATGGACAATGTGAGGAGCAGGAAAACGCTCTTAGCTCTGTTGCAGAGGGACTCAAGAAACGCCCTAACACTCGGCACGTTGCTAGGTTGTTACAGGAGGCTATTGATGCAAATAGCTTTGTTCACTTTATCAATCGCGATGACAACGAGAAGTATGTGGTTATCCACACTGGTTCAGGGGTGGAAGCTTGGAACATTGTGACGGGTGTTAAGTGTTCAATGAACGGAAGTACGTCTCCTCTTACTCCTCCAACCTATCTTCAAACAAGCACTCCTAGAGAGAGTCTAAAAGCTCTTACGGTGGCTGACAATACATTCATCGTAAATAAAGAAGTCAGCGTCTCTCTATCACAAACTAAGACACCAGCCCTCGAAAAGAAGGGCTTTGTTTACATCGCCCAAGGAGACTATGAGAAGAAGTATGAGGTTACTGTTGGGGGAAACATCAGTGGAACAACCTCAAGCTCTACTGCTACTTTTCAAGTAAACGTAGAAAGCTATTATTCTCATACTGTCTGGGAAAGATTCCGCATCTCTGGGGTTACGATACTAAATGCTGGGAGCGGTTATCCCGCAAACTCTCCTACGACGTTAAACTTAGATTTCAATTGGGGTACTCTAGGGCAAACATCTAATGGAACTACTTGGTCGGATATCAATGTTAATCCTCAGATAGATGTTACCTTTTCCAACGGTCAAGTAAGTTCAGCTACGGTGGTTACTGCGGGTTCGTTTGGTCAACATGATGCTCAGGCTACTGGAGGTAGTTTTGCTGATAACTACAGTGCCTCAATCACAGCAACCGTTCAAGGGGATCTTGTTACTGGAACGGACTACGTTTTCCTCACAACAGGGTCCAGAAATACCGTAGCAGCAGATGCTGACACAACAAATATTGCTACTTCGTTGTTTAACGCCACGTACGCTGCAAGTTCTTTCAGCACTGTCCCTATTTCCACTAACCCACCTTTTAATGGCTCGTCAATGATAACTAGCAAAGAAGGAAATACCATTATCATCCAGCACATTGGAGCAAGCGGTGATTTCACCTTAGAAACAGCAGACGGATTAGGTGGTGCAGGGATTAAAGCAGTATATAAACGTATAGATGCCCTCTCAGACCTGCCAACAAAAGCTCCAAATAACTTCGTAGTAGAAGTCGTGGGGGATGCTGATTTAAACCAAGATAACTATTGGGTAAAGTTTACAACTAATAGTGGCTCAGACTTTGGGGAAGGAGCTTGGGAGGAAACGGTAGCTCCAAATATCTCTGATGGCTTTAACGTAAACTCCATGCCAATGACTATCCGAAGCACTAACCTTAATACGCTTGAGGTTGTAGCTTTAGACTATACAAAGCGTGCAGCAGGAGATGAAGAGACGAACCCAAATCCATCGTTTGTTAGTAAAACAATTAATGACGTTGTATTCTTCAAGAATCGATTAGGATTCATCACCGACGACAGCGTAGTGTTCTCCGAAGCTGGAGAGTTCTTCAACTTCTATAGGACTACGGTATCCTCTCTACTTGACTCTGGGCCAATCGACATCACTGTTAGCAGTACCAAAGTCACCAATCTGAAATCTGCTACTATCTTCCAAGAGAACTTAATGTTGTTCGCTGATAACGTTCAGTTTGTGATGAAAGGTGGAGACTTGTTCACACCTAAGACTGTCTCGGTGTCTCCTACAACTAACTTCAGTTTGGATGACTCGGTAGCTCCTACACCACTAGGTTCCTATGTCTACTTCCCGTTTACTCGTGGCTCCTACACAGGACTCCGTGAGTTAGCTCTTAGCGGAAATACAGAGACCTATGACGCTGTAGAAGTAACTGAGCATGTTCCCGCTTATATTCCTAGTAACATCATCGCAATGGCAGGGACTACATCGGAGGACGTTATAGCTCTCCTCAGTGCTAACAAGAAAGACTCTTTATACATCTACAATTACTTCTGGAACAACAACCAGAAAGTCCTGAGTGCTTGGTCTAAGTTTACCTTCACAGGTGAGATACGAGGTATCGAGTTTATTGACTCTACCCTATACGCAGTCATCACCAACAACGGAGAGACCAACCTAGTTGAGATGCCCTTAGAGTCTGGCTTAAAGGATAATGCTGGTTATGTTACACACTTAGACAGTCGAGTGTCTACCACAGTAGACATTGGCTCCTCTACAATCACCCTGCCGTACACCCCAGAGGACAACTCAGTACAGGTCTATACGACTGACGGGTTAGCCCTTAACTGCACCAATAGCGGCTCTACAGTTACCCTTAGCAGTCCTGTGTCATCCGATACAGATGTCTGGGTAGGTATCCCCTACACAATGAAATACACGTTCTCTGAGCAGCTCTTCAAAGCTAAAGCAGGGAACGGTAAGAGTCCTAGTAATGCAGCCAAAATGATGATCCGTAATGGTGCGCTGTACTACGACAAATCAGCTTACTTCAAAGTTAAGGTGACCCCTAAGTTCCGTGATACCTATGAGAACATCTTTACGCCTGATGTGGTAGGTTCTTCTACTCTTGGTTCCCTTAGCCTCGACAGTGGCTTCTATCGCTTCCCTGTGTTCACCAAACCACAGGATACAACTATCACCATTGAAAACGAGAGTGCTCTTCCGAGTACATTCCAGAG